AAAAAAGCCGATATGGTTGATTACTATACGGGTGAAGCTGGTAAAGCTGGGAGTAAGACTAGCCAAGCGGCAGCGACAAAGGCAGCTACTGAGATAGCTGCTCTTGAAGCTGAGATGGAAACAATCGCTTCGGTTATGCGTGCTATTGCTAATGGTTCGGGTATTGAAGGTTTAAGTAATGATGCTTTGGCTCTTATTAGTCCAGGTGCTCCTTATGATCTTCGGAGAGGTGTTGGATACATAAGTCAGAAGGTTAGGCAAACGGCTGATGAAGTTGCTCGTTTGCATGCTGCTCGTGAAGATGCTGTGGAAATGATCCATACTCTTGACGCCCAAATTAATGATCTTGAAGATTTGTTGAAGCGGATTGAAGCGGTGCAGGGTATTAATCCTGAGCTTCAGGGGTTTATGCCGTTGTTTGATAGTTATAAAGAGATCCAAGACATGGTGAATGTTTTGCGTGAGGGGTTGCGTACCTTTAAGTCCACGTTTGTTAATCGGATGATGGATGATATTACGGTTCGTGCTGCTGACGAGATGGAAGATTTCTTAAATGCTATGTCGGCTGAGGGCATGTTTGATTTTGCTAGGAATGGTAAGCGTCTTGCGAGTGCGGCTCGTAAGGATGAACTGGGCCGTATTTCTAAGCGTTTGGGTGAGATCTTTGGGAATGATCCTCGGTGGAAGAAGTGGCTTGAGGAAATGCCTGAGTTGGTTCAACTTAAGCATTTGATAGAGAATCTTGATGAGGGGGATATGGGGATTCTTGCTCGTCTTGATCGTTATAGGACGGTTAAAGGCGGTAAGGCTCTTGTTGAGGGAGAGTCTCCTATAGGTACGAGCATTGCTGAACTTTTGTCTGATATAGGTGGGGCAGAACGCAGGTTGTTGAATGCGAAGTTGCGTGAGATAGAAGAGATCATGAATCTTGGTCTTGCTAATCAAGGTAGCCGTTCAGCGGATGAAGCTTTGCAAGAAACGTTTGATCTTCTTGGCGCAAAATTTGAAGAGCTTGAAGTGGCTATGAATAGTGCTCAGAAAAAGCTTTTAGCAACTGAAGCTGATCTTTCTCGTTTGCGTAAAACGTGGGAAGGACGGCTAAACGCTACTCGTGCAGAGCTAGAACGTTTGGGTAAAACAGAAGCAGAGATTCTTGAAGCTTTAGGACCTAAACAGTTTGGTGAATTAACTGAAGATCAGTTGTCTCGAATGATGGGGATTATTGGGCAGCAGCAAAGAATCATTGACGAATTGAAGTTAGAAAAGATGCGGTTAATGGATTCGGATAGAACAACTATCCGAATAAGCGCAGCGGATTCTCAACAGGCTGCGGTTAATGAGCTTCGCAAAGTTCGTAACCTTCACAACTTGTCAGATGCTTACGGTGGTCGGTTAAACGACTACATGGTAAACATGATGGGTCTTGGTAACGCCCGAAATGTATCCAATAGAACAAACAATTTGTTGCGTGGATACAGTTTGGTGGGAGGCGCAGGGGAAGGAACAGTAGAACTGTTCTCTGCTGCGGTTCAAGCTGCAGCTAGAACCGCTGATGTTAAAGCGATGAGTGACTTCATGAAGAAGTATTCATCGTTTTTGAACTGGTGGAAAGCTGGAGCGATATCTACTCCTGGGTTTATTTTGAGGAACATGATGGGGGGCATGTGGATTAACAACCAGATTGCTGATGTCCCGATGGGTGTTCATGGCAGAGTGCTTGGCATACGTCGTGCTGCAGCTAAAGCTGCTGCTGATGGTGGACGGCGAGGCGATATTGCTTACGGATTGGAACAGCTTATAGCTGGTGGAAAACCTATCCGTTTGCGAGGCAAACTTGGTGCCCCTCAAGCGCAAGCTGCTGTTCCTGTTGATGAGCTTGAAACGTTCTTGGGCTGGTATCAGACTGGTATGGCTAGCAGTGGTCAGGTGTCGCAAGAAGTTAGGTCTGCGCTTGATGCTATTGGTGGGGGTAAGTCAGGACCTATGGGTGCGTTGAGGTCAGGAACTTTGAATCCGTTCAAAGCTGACTTTGCTCCGTATGCTCAGGTTCGTGCATGGAACCAAGATGCTGAGTTTATGTTGCGTGGCGCTATAGCGCACCACACAACTATGGGTGGGGGAAGCCTTGATGATGCTTTCCAGCTTGTAAATAAGTATCACTTTGATTATGCGAACTTGACGCAAACTGAACGAAGAATGAAGCAGGTTATTCCGTTCTGGACTTGGCAGAAAAACATTTTGCCTGTTCTTATTGAGTCGGTTGGTAAGAAACCAACGGCTTGGGGTCGAATAGGGCAAGTTAAAATGAATCTTGAGCGGCATTCTCCTGAAGAGGGAATGGTTCCTAGTTGGTTTGCGGAAAACATGGGCATGCGTTTACCGTTTACCGCTGGGGGGAATAGAGCTTATGCGTTGCCTGATTTGCCGTTCCGTGATCTTGCTAAATGGTCTAAAGCTTTCGATGATAAAACACCGTGGCGACCTGTTGTGGAAAGTGCGTTTCCTTTATACAAACTTCCTATAGAGATGAAGTTTGGGAAACGATTCTTCCAAGACATTCCGTTTACGGGCAGGTATCAACAGGTTCCTCCTGTTTACGACAAGATTCCTGGTCTTATGCCAGCGCTTGGTGCTTTAGGGTATGCGTCTAAGAACCGTAAAGGTGACTGGAAAACAACTGATAAAACTATTTATTGGTTAGATCAGTTCCACCCTGTTCTTGGTAGGTTGCGGCGTTTGATCCCCAATGAGCGAGGGAAACAGGAAAGACTTGTTACTACTTATCTTTCTACGATGCTTGGTGCTGGGCTTCGAGTTAATACTCCTTCCTCGAAACGAGGAGAATGGTTAAGGCGGACTCAGGAGATCGCTGAGACTCTCCGCAATAAGAAAGATATAGAGTTCCGTAGAGTCTAGGATTTAGGTATGTCTGAGAAAACAATTATTTCTCGGGATGGGTGGGATGCTCGCCCTCCTAAGAAACCGTTTAGTACTTTGAAGCCTGCCCGAGTGCAGGGCATTGTTCTTCATCACAGTGGTGTGAAGGATGGGCCTAAGGGTTTAGCTGCTTTGAAAGCTTATGAGCGTTTCCATATGGATTCTCGGGGCTGGAACGCTATTGCTTATAACTGGTTGGTTGACGAAGACGGAGTTATTTATGCAGGGCGTGGGCCTGGTGTCATTTCTGGTGCTACTAAGGGTTGGAATTCTCGTACTGAGTCGATTTGTTTTACGGGTTGGGGAGAGATAGAAGCTCCTCAAGCTGCTTTGGAATCTATTAAATGGCTAGTTAATGACATAAATAGTCGTTACGGAGGGAAACTGTGGGTCAAAGGGCATCGAGATTTAGGGAACTCTACGTGCCCTGGGAATTGGTTGTACAACTGGCTGAAGTCAGGGATGCCGTCGCCACTTGGAGATCCCAACAAAGTCGATTGGGACGGAATCAACGCTCATTTGGAGGGCCTGAAAGCGATTGTATCCCATAGTCCGCTATCTAAGCGCAGGCGTAGCCGTGGAGAGGCTGTGAGGGTCGTTCAGGAGCGTTTGAAGGACCTTGGGTATGAGCCTGGGGGTATCGATGGAATATTTGGATACAACACGAAACGTGCAGTGAAGATGTTCCAGGTTAAATACTGTTCTTTTCTCAAGGTCGATGGCATAGTTGGTGCCAGAACTTGGGATGTGTTATTTAGTTAGTGGGCCACTCTCTACACTCTATAGGAGGTCATAAGATGCCTAAAGGAAAAGGTTACGGATCGTTTGCTGATACGTTCGGTGATTCCGATGAACAGCCATATGATTCGTCATCTGTGGACAACATGGCTGATATGGCAGCTAAAGCTAAGGCTGATGCTGCGTATCTTCGTTCAACTGGGCTGGGTAACCAGAACCAGGGCGGTCGTCCGTTCGGAAAATGAAGAAACCAGCGCCTAAGTCAGGTTACAAAAAACCTAAGAAGAGCCGTAAAACGGCTCGTCGTCCTAGTAAGTATTAGAGATGCCCTTAAAGTCGGGTAGTTCCGATGCTGTTATTTCTCAGAATATTGGGAAGCTGATAGCTGAGGGATACGGCAGGGATCAAGCTGCAGCGATTGCTTACGATAAAGCGGAGCGCAGTAAGAAAGGTAAGAAGTGACAGAAGAAACAGCGAAGTCAAAGTTTTCTTGGAGTGATTGGATTGAACGCTCGGTTTGGACAGGCGTTGAGTCTGCGCTTGCTGTGGTCGTCGTTACTGATGTATCAAGTCTTAAAGCTGCGGCTACAGCGTTTGCCGCTGCAGCTATTGCAGCGTTGAAGACCTTAGCTAAGGCACGCCTCGGGCGGTAAGCCGTGGCTGAAGAACCTTTTGATGACCTTTGGGCCAACTGGATGGCCGAAGAGGGTTTAGCTATTGAGGATGAGATTCATCAGACTTTGTTGGCAAGCAAAGGTTTGTTGGATATCGATGATGGGACTCATGCTCAGTGGGTGAATGGAACATTAGGGGTTCTTTTAACATTCGATATTGAAGAGGTTGATTCAATTCTGAATGCTTGGGAAGAAGCTGAGGATGGCAACCTTGTTGCTTTAGCAACTTTGATGCATTGGTTGCAGGGTTTCAGTGGTTTTCTTCAGGCGTGTATGACAAACATTGAAGATATCTAAAAATATAAATTATATTTTTACAATTCTCGGTTTAAGTATTCTTGTACTGCTGGCTGCTGAAGCAAAGTAGTACGCAGTTTTTGTGCTAATTCATCTCTGCGTCTAGCCATAGTTGTTTTCGGTGTGTCCAAAATTATGGCTACAAAACGCAAAGAGAGGCCCACATCAACAAGCATGTGGTAAAGCCACTGCTCGTCTTCTGTGAGCCTCATAAATGTTTCTTGTACTGCGAGAATAAGATTTTCTCGGTTTTGTTCTCGTTCTTCTATAGACCGAAGCGGATCCTCGAAAGGACCCGCTTCCATTAAGCCTTGTATCTCTGATATAGGGGTAGGTCTGTAATGACTTTCTTTTTTTACAATAAGCTTTTTAGGGCTATGTCCCCAGTTGTTACCTTTGGGTTTACTAGTTACGTTTACCCAAGGACGTTGTGGTTGCAGTGAAGGAAAGTTTGCTTTCCTAAGAGCGTCAAAGAGCTTTGCTCCCTCACTCTCCTCATCCACCTGCCCAATGCAGGAACTTTGAATCTATAGAAAAGAAAAGTTTGTCATTATCGAAGTTGCCCACTGGAACATCTTCTGTGTTGATGATCTTCATTAGTTCTTTGTAACTCAAATCTGCATAGGTTTGGCGTGACCGTGACCAAATCCAAAACCACACATCTAACTCAGATGTGTCCCACCATTGTAGCGCACGAATTTTGTTGAACTTAACTTTCCATTTTTCGTCGTAACCCATTCCCATTACCTCAACCAGTCGGGGAAATCCGCTGTTAGATACTTGTATGTAGTCAGGTGTAGCTGCGAAAGTTAAAGGTATTTGGTATAGCTCAAAGCCATCGGGTCGGTCAAAACCGAACCGTTCCCAATTCCGTTCTCGTTTCTCGAACTCGCCTTCAGCTTCTTCACCCATATCTTTATAACGTTCCTCGTAGGAACGTTTATGGAACTCTGGGGCCATCATTTTTTTCTCCCAACTATTCGATAGACCATGATGTCGTCGTCGTAGGCGATGCCGTTTAAGGCATCTTCTACTGCTTTCAGATAATTTGTTGTATCCCCTCGTAGCTTTGTTTCGCTGTCATCAAGCTCAGAGATAGTTATTTGTGTTCGTTTAGATGTGAACACACAGCTAATAGAGATCGGTCCCTCAAACTTGGGGCCGTCATAATGGTTTCTTATGTGTTCTTCGTGTTCCAGTGTGGACTTAGGGGTATACGTTCTCCCACGAGCGAATCGTGGGCGACCCTTTACCTTGGGTTTCCCTGGAACAGTGAACTTATATGAGCGTTTACGCATGGTACCTCGTTGTTTGTGAAGCCTTAGAAACAATGTTTTCTAGTTGTTTCTCTCTGTCTGCTCGGTCAACAAACTTTCCCAGTCTTTCATCTAGCTTTCTCAACCAGTTAAGGGCTGCATCAGCAGAATAATCTTGCCAAAGAAGGCTACTAGCGAAAGCGTACATCGCTTCGGAACGATCTGAGAACTCGGCTTGTTCCCAGATCGTCCTTGCGTTGCCCTTAAAGTCCCCATCTTCTCTATGTCCAGGTTTGTACTGGGGGGCTTTAGGTTCTGTTGCTTCGTAGAAGCGAAGCAACGAGCGAAGTAACCCTGGCGAAGTTCGGTTAGCCCATGCAGCGTCAACAAATTCTTCAAGGGAGAAGAAAGAATCTGTTTTAGATGGGTCGTAAACTTCATGGCGACCAGGGTTACGGCCCTCTGGGTAAGGTAAGCGCAAGCAATTACCCAGAGCGCCTTCGTTCAGTGAGGTCTGTTTCGGATACACCTCTTTAGTTGGTACATCCACTACACGGCAGGCACCAGTTAGACCTTTGCGTGCAACATTTGCAGCGATAGGTTCAGATAGGTACACCCAAACGTGGTATCCCTTGCTCTTTGATGTTTCTTTCCAACTCTTTATATTGGTTTTCTCTAGCAAAGAGATCAGGTTGTCTGCGTGGATGCTGGAGTTTTCCCCATCGTCTAGGTCAACTGCACACCAGTTGACCATCCACACACCATTGCGTTGCCACAGCGGATACACACCGAGAGCTACATCTCCATTCAAATGAGTTTCGATGTGCTGTAGATACTCTTCTCCGTATCCGAGTGCGACGTTGCCGTCTTCTTCTAAGGGATGCACCCAGCTAGTTACATCAGCTAACGCCCCTCCTTCATGGAGGGCCGCGAACCTTTCGAGAGTTATTCCACCCATCGGTCATCCCCAGGAATATCGCTTTCGTAATATTCTCTCACAAGTCCACAGTTCGGGTCCATGTAATAGTCGATAGGTGGGTCTGTCACTTGACATGGTGGCCTCTTGTTCTTGCAAAGATCTAACGATACGGACACTGAGTGGATGCGTCGTTCAGAGTCGGAAAGTTTGGGGTCGTCCCTACGTCTGAAAACGTTTAGTTGGAGAATGGCGTATTCATCGGCATTGAATTTGCCGTCGTCCATGCCTCTGGATGTCCCACGGGTTGAAGCTTTGCCTGACTGGTGGACCAGTCCGACGGGCAGGTTCTCTGTTTCTGCCCATTCCTTCAATCCCTTTAAGACTGTGGATACTCCTTCGTATCCTGATGCGCCAGGAAGCTGTTCAAGGAAGTCAACCATTACGAAGCGTGGCTTATGCTGCCAATAGTCTTCGCATTCCCTCATCGCATTACTCATGTCGTTAAAGGAGAGAGCGTTGGGGAAGATTTTTATTCGGTCCAAGAAACCGTACTTGGCTTCTTGGATTTCGTTTAGAACAGTTTCGTCTTGCGTCCGAAGAGCTTCTTCCACTTCAGCAAGATTTCGTTGATATAGGAGCGCATAAAGTTTGGATACAACCAAGATCTCGGGTTCATCAGGAGTATAGACCACTCCGTAGAAGTCGGGGTCTTCAAGCAGGTTGCGTGCCATTGAGGATAGAAGTACTGCGGATTTGCCGCTGTGTGCTCTGCCTGTTACGACAAGCACATCGCTCGGCCACACTCCTCGCATGCGGCTATCTATATCTTGTAGTCCGAGATGGAAGCAGTCGTGGCTTCCTTTGGCGTATTCGACCCAACGGTCTACTGCCTCGGATGTGGGCTTAAAAAATTTGTACTGTGGCTCTCCCTCGGGGAGATCGATACCCGATAAACGGGCATCGATCTCCTCGGCGGTGAGGGCGACAGCTTCGTCACCCTCACTCATTAGTTGCCCTTATATGCGAACTCTTGGAGTTCGTTTCGTCGGGTCAACCAATCCCATTCGATTGCTTCGTCTGGGGATTCTCCCACTGCTTGGTTCCAGACCTTCAACGGAACATTGCTGTCTCCGTCGTTGACCCAGATACCGACATCACGGGATGTGGTAACTCCGATGTGAGCCAATGCTTCCTTGCTGACTGAGAAGTTCGGAAAGTTCTTTCCTGTCTTCGTTTTGTCAGTGGTTCCATCAGCATATTCCTTGACTTCGTACACCTTTATGGTGTTTCCGTCACTCGTATCCCATTCATTGGGATGGAAAGCAAGCAAGTTGAAAGCAGCTTGGCGTTCGTCAGCACCTTTACCAGTGCAGAACTCAGTCCGCTTATATGTGCGGCCACTTATCTTGCCGCCTGCTGGTGCAGCCTGCCCAGGAGCAGGAGCAGCAGCTACGGATGCTGCCGTAGGTCCTGACGCTGCAGGGACACTGGCATTCGCCTCCGAGGGGGCGGCGCTTTGACCACTAGAAGCCCTGGAAACGCCGCTTTTCAGGCGTCGCATCACAACCCCGTCAGGAGTTAAATCTATTTCCTGACCTGATTGTTTCAGGACCTCACTCTTAACTTGCTCAAACATGGAAGACGCCTCGGCAAGAATGCCATCATCTCCCATTGATTCGGGAACACTGCGCTCAATAGAGAGCGAGTAGTCCGCTGTTTCATATGGAGCTTCACTTACTTTCTGCGTGAAGCTAACTGTCACTTTCGCTGTGTCAGTCATCTTTTACCTTTCTCCCTACCAGGGATTGTCTCCGAGGTGAGCACCTCGGCATTTGCCTGCCTGCCAGACAGGACACCATATAGGAGAGCAATGCCAGCCCTCCCAGTTCTGCGGCCAAGTCTCAGCGTCCGACATGATTGTCGGCACCATAGACCAGCACAAGTCAACAAAAGCATTCTTATGTTGCTCTGTTCTTTCGATCTCAATTATCTGAAGCTTTCCCCCATGCATCACACCAAAGTTGAAATGCGTTGCATCCAACGCCCAACTATAAGCATGGGATTGTATATCCCAACGCTTCTTCTCCCAAGGCTGATACTCCCTGCCAGGGTTCTTCCAATCCCACAGCACACCAGACTTATCTACCCAGTCAACAGTCCCAGTCAACACCAGCTTGATGTTGTCCCTTCTCCCAAGCTCTCGCTCAAAGGGAATCTCAACTGCTTCAGGATCAAGAAGAGGGAAAAGTTCTTCATACCAAATAGCGAGGTTGGCGCGAACCACATCAACAATGGGTTCGTAATCATCTCTCCACACCTCAACCTCTGGAGAATACGAAACAATAAATTCCTCTGCTACTTCCAAAATCTCATCCAGAGATGGGCGCTCCATCCCTGCCATCATCAAACGTCCTGCATACTCAATGGCTGTATGAACAGCATTTCCCCGAAGGAAATCCGATGATTCTTTTTGGGATACAAGTCCCAAACGTTCTTGTCTTGCTTGTTCAGGGCAGCGAAGGAACGTATTAATCCAACTCTGCCGTAACCTAATCTCAATCATTTCTCTCCCTGTTCGGTGGGGCCGCCTCGCAGGGAGAAACGAGGCGACCCAACCTTGTGAGTAA